CCCGGCCGATGACGTGGCCCGGCTGCGCGCGACCGTGGACGCCGAGCGCAAGCGCGGAAGGGAGCTTGAGGCCGAGCTGCGCAGGCTGCGCGAGCAGGGCATGAGCGACCAGGAGAAAGCCATAGCCAAGGCCCGCCAGGAGGGCCGCGACGAGGCCGCGGGCGAGGCCGCCCGGCAGCTCGCCGCCGCCGAGTTCCGCGCCCAGGCCGCCGGGAAGATCGCCAACCCCGACGCCGCGCTGGCCGCCCTCAACCTCGACGCGCTGCTCAAGGACGGGCACCCCGACAAGACCGCGATCGGGAAGCTGGTCGAGCAGCTCGCGGCGGTCCCCCCGCCCCCCGGACACATCCCGGCCGGAGCCCGCGAGCCCGCGCCCACGGGCGGCGATTCCGACTGGCTCCGCAGCGTGCAGCGCCGGTAAGGTTGCCCCCCGCCCCCGGCTGGCGCATACTGGCCGCGTTGCCTCGGGCGTGATGCCCGGCGGCAGCCGGTAGCCGAATCCGGGCGCTTTACGGCGGCGTGATGCCCCGGCCGAGGAGCGCGCGGGCGTGATGCCCGGCGCTCCCCGGTGGCGCGCAAAGCGGCGTGACCCGCTCACCCGTCACGCTCCGGAGGCCCCGTCATGCCCCCCCGCCCGCCTTACGACTACACGGGCGTCATCCCGCCCGAGTTCTCTACTCAGATCATTGAGGAGGCGGTGCAGCAGTCGGCCGTCCTCCAGCTCGCCAACCTCGTGCCGATGGGCACCAGCGTTACGCAGATGCCGATCCCCAAGACGCTGCCCAAGGCCGCATGGGTGTCCGCGCCCGGCGGTCGCAAGCCCTACACCGACCTGGCGCTGGAAGCCCAGACGCTCACCGCCGAGGAGGTCGCGGCGGTCACCGCGATCCCCGACGTGTTCCTTGAGGACTCCTCGATCAACCTGTGGAACTGGGTCCGGCCCCGCCTCGCCGAGGCGATCGCCGTCGCGCTGGACGAGGCCGTGCTGTACGGCACGGGGGCACCCGCCACGTTCCCCGCCCCCGGCGCGGGCGGCCTGTCAAGCAACACCTATTCCACGGAAGTCATCGCCGACGCGAACACCGTCGACGCGGTCGACGCGGTCAATGAGTCGATGGGCCGGGTCGAGCGCCAGGGGCTCGCCGTCACCGGGCACGCCGCCGACCTCGTGGTCAAGGGCGTGTTCCGGGGGGTCCGCGACTACAACGGCGCGCTCCTCATGGGCACCGATCAGGTCGCCAGCGGGCAGCGTCAGACGCTCTACGGCCTGCCGATCGCCTACAACCCGCTCCCGATGCCCGCGACCGGCACCCCGGCCGAGTTCTTCACCGGAGCCTGGCCCTACCTGATCATCGGGGTCCGCTCCGACATCCGGTACATGATGGACCCGAGCGCGGTCATCGCCGACAACGCGGGCGCGGTCGTGATCAGCGGCTTCCAGGACAACGTCACGCCGCTCAAGGTGTGGGCCAGGTTCGCCGCGCAGATCGTGAAGCCGGTTACGGTGCGGCAGCCCAACGGGGCGATCCCGTTCGCCCGGTCGCGGTTCTCCGGGCGGTTCCCGTCCCGGCCGGTCGCACCCGCGCCGCCCGCCGACGCGGACGCGCGGAGCGCCAAGAAGTGACCAGCCCGGCCCGGTGGGAGACGTGGGCCCCGCCGCTGTCGCCGCCCGCCGAGAACGGGCTCGACGCGGACGAGGCCCGCGCCATCGCCGCGGCCTGGTGGGACGACGACCCGCACCTGGCCGCCGCCCTCATGTGGGAGGCGTACGCCGCCACCCTGCCGCCCGCGCTGGCCGTCTCGCAGGTCTCGACCGGCGCGCAGACCGTCAGCTACGGGCGGGGCGGGATCCCGAGCGGCGAGCTGGGGCTGGCCATGTCCCGCGCGGCCTGGCACCGATCGCTGGCCGCCACCGCCGGGTCGGTCCCCCTGGCGCAAGCGCCGCCCGAGGGGCGGCCCCGGCCGGTCGGCCGCGTGTGGGAGGTCGACTTCCCGTGACGCTGCTGCTCGCCGTCGACCACGTGGCGCTGTACCCGCGCGGCGAGGCCGACGCGCACGGCTGGGCCGAGCCGGGCACCGCGCCGCGCTGGTGCGGGGCCGGGAACCTCCAGCTCGGGCCGGGAACCTCCGACCCCCGAGCGGGCGACGGGGGCGGGCGCGGGCCGCACGCCCCCGCCGCCGTGCCCGGCGGCACGCTGTTCCTGCCCCCCGACGCCGAGCCCGCCGAGGGGGACACCGCGCTCATCCGGTCCCGCCCGTGGACCCTGTCGGAGGTCCGGTTCATCGCCGACCCGATGGGCGGCGGGCTGGCCTGCTGGGCCGCGACCGCGACGGGGGCGCGCGATGGCGGGTGACGTCACCTACAAGGTCACCGACCCCCGCGCGCCGCGCCTGGCCGTGCAGCAGAACATCGCGGAGATCGCCGGGCAGCTCGCCGCGACCGCCTCGGGCAACACCCCGACGCTGACCGGCGTCATGGCGCGGGCCTGGCGCACGGTCCCCGGCCGCGAGCCCGGCACGACGATGGTGATCAACGACGCGCCGTACGCGATCTATGTCGAGTACGGGACGAGGCACATGACGGCCCGCGCGCCGATGGGCCGGGCGCTGGCCGCGGCCAGGGGTGGCCGATGACCGCCCCGGTGATCATCCAGCCCGACCTTGAGGCGCACGTGTGGGCGCAGCTGGGCGGCCTCAAGGGCGTGACCTCGTTCGGGTACGCCGCCGTGCAGCAGGATCCGCTCGGCTGGATCTACGCGCATTTCGTGCAGGTCGACGCGCGCCACTCAACCAAGCAGGCCGCCCGCGAGCTGGCCGAGCAGTGCAGGCAGATCCTCGTCGCGCTGCCCGCCGTGCCCTGGGACGCCGGGGTGGTCTGCTACGTGCAGCCGGTCGAGGGACCGGCCTGGCTGCCCGACGATGACGGCTCGCCGCGCTACACGGCGCGGTATGAGATCCGAGTCCATCCCCCCCGCCGGGCCACGGTTCCGGCGGGAACGTAGGAAGGAAATCCCGCCATGCCCCCAACCCCCCCGGCGACCAAGCTCGACCCCGATGAGGTCCAGGTCGGCACACCGGACGGCCCCGGAATCTACGTCGCGCCGCCCGGCACCGACCCGCCCGACATCGGCGACGACTGGGAGGCCCCCTGGCGCGTCCTCGGCTACCTCAGCGACGACGGCCCCACGATCGGCCAGAGCACCGACAGCGAAGACCTGATCCCCTGGCAGTCGCCGGTCCCGATCCGGTCGGTGATCACCGGCCGGTCGATCACGCTGCAGTTCGTGATGTGGCAGCTCAACGAGATCACGCTGGCCATGTATTTCGACATGGACGAGCCGACCGTGGGCAGCGACGGGTCGATCGAGATGGAGCTGCGCTCGGACTCCCCGCAGCACCTGTACGCGGTCGGCATCGACTCGCGCGACGCGGCCCGCAGCTTCCGCATCGTGTTCGGGCGGGCGTCCCTGTCGGCGGCCGGGGATATGCAGATCACGCGCGGCGCGGCGATCCCCCTCGACGTCACCCTGTCGGCGCTGGACGACGCCGGGGTGCTCGGCGTGGTCCTGCTCGGCGCGGACACCGGCACCGGCGGCAGCAGCCGCAGGGCCGCCGCGACCGCCAAGACGGCAGCGTGAGCGCGGACAGCGCCAGGAGCACGGACGAGCTGTTCGACCTCGAAGCAGCGGCCGAGGCCGCCGCGGGCGAGGCCGGCGCGCAGCCGTTCGAGTTCCGATTCAAGGGCGCAACCTACGACATCCCGCCGGGCGTTGACTGGCCGGTCGCGGCGCTGGCGGCGCTGGCCGCCGGGGACCTGGAGCGCGCGCTGTCGGCCCTGCTCGGCGAGGCCAACTACCTCAAGCTGACCGACGCCGGACTGACGATCGGGCAGCTGAACGCGCTGTTTACCGAGGTCGGCCGCAAGGCCGGGTTCCCGAGCCTCCCAAATTCGAGGCCGCCTGCGCGGCCAAGTTCGCGCCGGAGGTAGAGGCGGCCCTGATGGCCGCGTACGGGATCGACTGCCTCGACCCGGCGATCACGCCGCGCCGGGTCGCGGTGCTGCTGTCCCATCTGCCCCCGCAGTACCGGGGCGGCGGCGATCCCTGGTCGACCGAGGCCGACCTGCTCGCGCTGCTGATCGACCACGTGGCCGCGCTGACGTGGATCACGATGCGCGCCCACGGGGCCAAGAACGCCCGCAGGCCCTCGCCGCTGCCCCGGCCCGCACGCCGCGCCACCGCCCCCCCGCAGGCCCGCCGCGCCCCCGCCGAGCTGCCCGAGGGCAAGGCCGCGTCGTGGGCTGACGCCGCCGCGATGCTGGCCGGGATGCCGGGGATGGTGACCCGTGGCCACTTACAGCTACGCCGGGCTGGAGATCCGGGTCAGCGCCGACACGCGGGGGCTGCACGCCGAGATCCGCGATTCGGCGACCTCGGCCGGGCAGGACGCCGCCGGGCGGATCTCCTCGGCGATGTCCAGCGGCCTCAAGGCGGTCGGCGGGCTGGGCGCGGCGGTCGGCAAGTCGGTTGCGACCGGGCTGGCCGCCGCGACCACCGCCGCCGCCGCGTTCGGCGTCGAGAGCTTCCGGACGGCGGCCCGCGCCGGGGAGATGGACGCCTCGCTGCGCGCCCTGGCGAAGGCGAACAACCTGAGCTACGACGCGATGCAAAAGCAGGTCACCGAGATCCGGGGCTACGGCATCGAAATGGGCGTCGCGCAGGGGCTCGTCGCCGACTTCGCCCGCAACCAGCTCGACATGGGCAAGGCCACCGACCTCGCGCGGGTCGCGCAGGACGCCGCCGTGATCTCGGGCCGCAACAGCTCCGACGTGCTCGCGGACCTCACCCACGGGATCACGACGCAGAACACGCAGGTCTTGAGGAACGCCGGGCTGAACGTGCAGGCCGGGAAGGCGATCGACGACTACGCCAAGTCGGTCGGGAAGTCGACCAAGGATCTCACCGAGGCCGAGCGCGCCCAGGCCGTGCTGAACGCCGTGCTCCGCGAGGGAACCACCGTCGCCGGGGCCTACGAGGAGGCGATGAAGGAACCCGGCAAGGTGCTCCGGTCCTTCAAGCGCGTCGTTGACGATATCAAGCTGAGCGTCGGGCAAGGGCTGCTGCAGGCGTTCGGCCCGCTGATCCTCCAGGCGTATGACCTGGCGAAAGGGCTGTCGGCGGCGGTCGCCCCCGGCGGGGCGCTGGCCCCCATCTTCGACGCGATCGGCGTGGCCGTGACCAAGCTGGTCGCGCCGCTAACCTCCCTGGTCGCCCGGTGGACCGACTGGATCGCCAACCTGAAACCCGAGCAGATCGAACGGGTGGTCGACATCATCCACCGCTTCGGCCCGGCGCTGATCGCGGCGGCGGCCGGGGTGACGGCGCTGGTCGCGCCGGGGCTGCTCAGTCAGATTCCGGTGCTCGGCGGGATGCTGACGAACCTGCTCGGCCCGGCGAAACTGCTCGCGGGCGGGCTCGGGTCCATCGGCCAGGCCGCGCTCCACAGCATCCCGGCCCTGTCCGGGGTGGTCCCCGCGGCGGGCGGCGTCGGCGCGGCGCTGGGCTCCCTGGCGCTGCCCGTGACCGCCGTTGTCGCCGCGATCGCTGCCCTGATGCTGGCCAGCTCCGATTTCCGCGAGGCCGCGATCGGGCTGGCCAAGGATCTTTGGGAGGGGCTCAAGCCGGCCCTGACGGCGGTCTGGGATGCCCTCAAGATCGTCGGCTCGGCGGTCTGGGAAATCCTCAAGGCGATCGGTGACGCCCTGGCCCCGGCGCTCAAGAACCTGTCGCCCCTGCTGCGCCAGATCGCCGAGCTGTTCGGCGTCCAGCTATCCGGCTCGGTCGACGGGGCGGGCTCGGCCGTGTCCGGGGTGGTCCCGATCATCACCGGCCTGATCAAGGTGATCGGCTTCCTCCTCGACGTGACCACGAAGGTACTGGTCCCGATCATCGAGATCCCGCTCAAGCTGCTGACCCTCGGCGCGCAGGCGTCCAGCGTGATCAATCCCCTCAAGGCCCTCGGGGCGGCGATCGAGTGGCTGACCGGCGTTGCCCAAAAACTGTGGCACTGGATCACCGGCAACTCGCCGGGGCTGATCCCCGCCCTCGGCGATCTGGGCGGCGCCGCTATGCAGGTCGCGGGGCTGCTCGGCGGCGCGGTGTCGGCCGCGTTCTCCGGGCTGGCCGGGGTCGTGCAGTCGGCGCACGGCGCGATGACCTCGGCGGTGTCCGGCGGCTGGAATCAGATGAAGTCGGTGGCCAGCGCCGGAATGAGCCAGATGCAGAGCGCCGTCTCGTCGGGGTTCTCCTCCATGGTCGGCGCGGCCCGCTCGGCGGGCTCGGGCATGGTCGAGGGGCTCAAGTCGGGGCTGTCGGCCGCCCGCGGGCTGGGCGGCTGGATCAGCTCGAACGTGACCGGGCCGGTTACGTCGATGATCAAGGGCGGCCTGGGCATCGGCTCGCCGAGCCGGATCACGATCGAGTTCGGGCACGAGATGGTCGAGGGGC